CTAAACCGCATGCAACTTACCCCCACCCCACGACAATCCCACGACACCCGAAATCTTCTCACCAAGCGCACGACCCACCACATCCAGATCATCATCAAAAAGAGCGGCATAAACATCCAACGTCATCGCCGCCGAAGCATGCCCCAACTGACGCTGCACAACCTTCACATTCGCACCCGACTGCACCAACAACCCCGCCGCCACATGCCGCAACCCGTGCGGAGTGATCACAGGAAACTCCGGATCAGACGCCTTAGCGGCCTCCACGGCCGCCTGAAACCACCCATCAGAAGCATTCACCGCACGCAAAGGCATCCCATTGCCCCGCGTAAAACCCCACGCCCCCGTGCCTTCCCCTCACACATCTTTCGCAGCATTCGACACACCGGCAGAGATACAGAAACCTCGCGACGCTCATGAGTCTTCGGCGCAGACTCCACAGGCTCGGCCCCCACGTACGTCACTGACCGTCTGACCATAATCCGAGCCCGACCAAAATCAATATCTTCGACCTTCAGCCCGGCCAGCTCGCCCCAACGCAGCCCCACGGTCCCCAGTACCCACACGATGACCGCATGTTCGCCATCCTCGTCGCCGGTAGCTTTCGCCAGGGTCGCTAACTGCGCTGGGGTGAGAAAAACTTTTACGGGGGCATTCCTACGAGGCAGGCGCACACCACGGGCTGGATTAGACGCAATCAACCCATCGGTCACCGCGACCTCAAGAATTTGCAAGAGAGCGCCGTGAGCATGCCTGACCGTCGACCCAGATTTTCCCATGCCAGATACCCACGCCTGCACCGCAGATTTCTTAACGCTCCCCACAGGACGATCACCCCAATACTCCAGAACCTGCGACTTCCGGTATCCGTCAGCCTTAAGCGTCGATGCTTTGAGATGCTGCCGCCCCTCCCACCACGCTTCCGTTAGATCACGGATGAGAGTCTTGCCAGCGTTCGGATCGATCCACGACCCCTCCATGATCTTCGTAGCATTCTTGTCGGCCCAGCGCTGTGCTTCCGCTTTGGTGCGGAAGCCTTGCTTGGTGCGTGATTTTCCGTCGGGGCTACGGTACTGCACCCGCCACGCGGTACCTTTTGCCGTGTCGTATTTTTTGATGGAGGCCATGAGATAGACTTCTCCCTAGGTCAGTGATTTTGATGGATTAGCGGCCTCCCTTCACCTTCCGTTTGGCGACTGCAGGTGAAGGGTTTTTGCATGGTTTTTCTACATAAGAATGATTACTAAGAGAACAACACCTGCAATAACTAGCGGCAGTGTGAGATTGCTCGAATGCGATTTCTTTCCACTTTGTGCATATGATTCCTCCCACTCTCGTCGCCTGTGGGCCTTTTCTTGTTCTGTAAGTGCGACGGGTTTTGCGTGGTTGAGCTTCGCGGATGAAGTTTTTAAGGTGCTATCTCCTATAGGGGCGCCGGTGTAGGCAGGCGGTACGGTATAGGAACGTGATTTGGCGACCAGCCCAGATTCGGTGGTTAATGCTTTATCTCCGCTAAGGAGATAGACGGAAACGTCAAAGTAATTACCATTTTTATGGAGTTTGCCTTTGACGCGAGCGGTCATTCCGGATGCGGTGATCCTGGCAATGATCGGCCAATAGGTTGAGGTCCGTTCCCGGGGGATGTACCCCACCACGTCGCCGCGGCTTCTAACGCTGATTGCATGATCGTCGTGTGGGTTGTCTGGCTCAGGAACGAGCTCAAAATCCTGTACTCCAGACGGCAACCTTCGAAGCGCATCTTTATAGGCAAATGCGCCTACAACTGCAATGGTGGGGCGTTGCGACGAAAGTAAGTCGTAGTACTTCAACGTGATCTCCTTAGTCTGCGCCGGGTGGCGATGGTGTGGCTGGGATGCTTGCGTGGGCCTCGTGAGCTTCTAGCCTTTCGACGATAATTCGGGCTATTTCTGCATCGGTGAGGTCATCGGCGGCGCATTTCCCGGCAAATGTAATCACATCGTCGCGTGTAATGATGCCTGCGGCAATAAGTCCCGGGATGGGGTTGGCCTCGTACGCTCTTGCGATTTCTACGACTGCGTCCGCCTCATGGTTTTTAAGGCGTCGCTGGATAGTGGAATGTGTGGTGTGGAGCTTTTTAGCTACTGCGCGCCAGGAGTCATTGCTAGTTGTTTGCACTATCCACTGGGCAAGCCCAAGAGTAGGTGAGTCGGTGGTTTTCAAGATAAGAATCTTTCAGAGGGGAGAATTACAGAATTACACAGGGGGTAGCTGAGATCCGTCCAGCGCTAAACAGCTTCATCCACACTTTGAGTAGGTGCGGCGTGACCCCCAGCTCTGCCGCCATCGCGGAGGGGGATCCGTCGCAGTCCCAGCCCACGGTTTCTACATCATTTAGGTTTAGCAGTTGTTGAGCTGCCCACTCGTCGGCTTGTCTTTCTGCTCCGGGGGTTGAGCATTCGTGTCCGTAGTACACATGGCCGAGTTCGTGGGCGAGGGCACAGCGTCTAGTGACTGGGTCTAAGCCCATTTTGATAAAGATTGTTTGGCTGGAGGGGTGAAAGCAAGCGTTGAGGGTGCTTCCCAGCTTGCTCGTCTCGATCACTGTGATGCCCATGGAGTGGGCGAGTGTTTCGAGGGCCGCTTCCACGGGGGTCATGGGTGGCTCCTAGGTGTAGTTTTCATCTAAAGGATCGGTGGCTTTTTGGGCTGCGATTTGTTCGGTTCCAGCGTTGATGCCATCGAGGATTGCATCGTAATCTTGAGGCTTGACACTCGGGGGAGTAGCGGGGGTGCTACGACGGCGTTTGGCAAGGTCATCGCGCTGCTGGTAGTCGATGCTTTCGCCGGTGGGGTCTCCGAATAGGCGGTTAGCTTCGGGGTCTGATCTGCGCATGATCTCGTCGAGCAGTTGCTGATTCGAAGCGTCGCTGAGGGCTATCCCGCCTACTTTGATTTCTCGGAGCTTTGCCTCGGCTTCGGTGATGAACTCAGCCGCAACGAGGGCCTCTAGGACGTTGGCGTCGTAGGCCCGGGCGATTTTCACAACGAAGTCAGGATCAGCACGTGCACCCTTCTTCCAACGGGTGAAGTTGGAGGAGCTGATGCCTGATTTTTTAGCGGCTTCGGTGGCATTGTCTCCATCCATGAGTCCGCTTAAATATTTCCACCACTGCGTACAAGTCATGTTCACATTGTATATTGCAGACCTGCAAAAGTGCAAGATATTGCAGCAAAATAAAGAAAACTTGCAGTGCTAAAAAAAGTGTGTATAGTGAATTGCAGTGCAGCAAAACAGAATTGCACCACTGAAATTACAGCAGGTGGAAGGAGTGAAATGGCCACCATCGACACAACAAAAGTGCGCCAAGAATGGGTGGACAAAACGCTAGGCGAAATCGAAACAATCACACGATTCGCGGAAATCCTAGGGGTCCCACCATCAACCGCATCGCGCTGGATCGAGCCGGGGAAAGATGCAAATGGCCGCTTTATAGGAGCGGTGCTCAACAACTTCCCGGTGAACTTCGATGACGTGTTCGTCACGGTCCGAGAGGAGCTACCAGCGGAACGAGTCCGACTGCGCCGCCGGTATGCCGCGTAAAAAACTAATTAGGGAAAGGTTTGAAAAATGGAGAATTCCCAAAAAACGCAGAAAGCGCCGGTAGTTGCAGCTACCGACGCACTCCGCGAAGCGAAACTAGTCGCCCAGGATTCGGTCTTCCGCCTCAGCGAAGCTCAGACCGCTCTGGAGAAGGCGCGCTTCGAGTCCAAGAACATAAGCCGCAACGTCAGATAGCTTCGACTCCATCTCTGACTGTAGCGCTATATGTTCTGCTGTCATATGGACTAACGCAATCGCCACAGCTGGCCCAGGGTCAGAACCTTCCTTCAATGCTTCTCGGATTGAATCCTGCATTTCCGTTAGCTTCTCTTCGCCATCCATATTCATTTCGGCAATCATTTCCCAAGTTAACAATTTCTTCCACCTCCTCCCCAGCACCAGATGTGCTATTCGAAATCTTACTTAGCGAAAATGAAAACGCCTTTTCGGGGGAGGCAGAGGGGTAAAGAAAAGCCCCTTGCAGGAACAAGGGGCAAAACAAAACAAACTAGCAGAAAGGCTATCACAATGTCAGAGTTAATCCCATTGGCTAACAACGACGGCATCCAAGCCGTCATGGGACGCGACCTACATCGATTCTTGGAAGTTGGTGCCGAATATCGTCACTGGTTCCCTCGCATGATCGCGTATGGCTTTGAAGAGGGGAAAGACTACACGGTCAAAAATGACCGGGTACAAGATTCGCTCGGACGTGAACGTGACGCTCTGAATCACGTCATCTCGCTGGACATGGCGAAAGAAATTTCCATGATCCAACGAACAGATAAAGGCAAGCAAGCCCGCCAGTATTTCATTGAATGCGAGAAGCGGGCGGCATCTGTGCCGCAGCTTACGGGCGCGCAGCTCATGGCTAAGGCCCTGCTTGAAGCTGAGTCAACGATGAAAGAGCTAGAAGCCCGTGCGACTACGGCAGAAGCAATCATAGAAGCGGCGACCCCGGCGCTTGAGTATCACGAAAAATTCATCGCCGAAGATGACGACGTAACGAAGATTGATGATTTCGCTCGCGTTTACGGCTCTACTGGGCCGAAAGTTCGGGAACTGCTGACCGGTAAGAATATTGCTTTCCGTACACGGGTAGGCGCCCGATGGTCCGAGTCGAAGCAAATGATGGAACCGCAGTATGAATGGCGCGCTCGTGCCGGTCGTGCAACATACGACTGGTTCCGGCTATGCCCGCAGCATGATGCTCCACGGCTACATAACGGGCAGGTTCGCCAGACACTGTATGTCAAGACTTTCCACATGGATGATCTGGCTAAGCGCCTGGGGTTAGAGGGGGTCGCGATTCACGACACCCTTAAAGAAGAGGCATAGAAAAATACTGTCACAGTGACAAAACGAAAGAGGGTTTATTAGAAATGGAAATTTTCACCGTCGCGCAGGTTGCACAAAAAACACAGGTTTCACCAACCACTGTTTACCAGGCGATCTATAGGGGCGATCTGATCCCCATGGGGCGCACCAGCAACGGACTACGCGCGCATTATCGCTTCACCGAGCAGAACATCGCCGACTGGCTCGGCGGCACCACTGCTGCTGCATAAAAGGGAAACCCCCAGCACGAGGCTGGGGGCTGTAAGCAAGGGTTTTCCACCACGAAAGCCCTAGAACAAACAGCATACCACACACAAATAGCCCGAATGGTTTTTCGTGGGTTCGATTCCCGCGCCGGGTACTACGCACCCCCTCGGATTCTGGGGGAGTGCAGGTTATTTGAAAACTCAATAGTGAAGCGAATCTAGCTCACCTCCACCACTACCTGTGCGTATGTGGGGGTGTTAAAACCCGGCTATCAACGCCAGGTACAAAAGCCCCGGTCTGGTTGCGACCACCAGCGATGATCCCTTTTCGCCCCACACTGTGGGGCCGCTGAATGAGTGGGTTCAATTCCCACATGGGGCACCAGGGTGTAAGAACACCCGGGATCCGGGAGACCCCGGGTGTTCGCAAGGGATGCCCATGACCCCCGACGTCCTTGGGCGAGGCACCACCTGCACCCCACCCAACAAAAAACCCACCCCCAGCAGCAAAAAAGGGGGGTGGGCACGTCACCAAAAAGGAAACCACTATGAAGCATACACCACGACACCGCCGCCAACCCTGGTGGCGCCGCCTCATCTTCGGAAAACGCAAAAACCTCTGGGAACTTCTAGGAGTGCCACGATGACCTGGAAAGAAATCGCACACCGGCGCCTGCGCCTTTGGTGGGCAGGCCTCATCATCGGCCTCATCGCAGGCTTCATCCTCGCACTTATCACCACCGCCCCACCCACATGGATTAGCACCCTCCCAGGGGGTGCATGATGGCCCGGTGCATGATGAGCGGATATTCCCGCTGCCCAAGCGAAGCCACATGGCGCATCAAAGGCTGGGGGATGGGCTTCAGTTTCTGCGATTCCCACATCACCCACGTGGTGAAAACACTGAGGATCGGCTGGGACCTCGTGGAAGAAATCCCACAACAGGAAAAGCCTAAAAAAATTTACCCCGCCACAAAATCAAACAAACAAACGAAAAACAGGAACAGAAAGGCAGGTTAAAAGCATGAAAACCAAACCCCTATTCGGTAAAGCAATCGAAGGAAGAACAGAGGAAATCTCCACGCTCCTCGAGGATCTTCACAACGCACAAAACACCCTCGAAGACCTCTCCGAAAACCTCGGCCCCCGCGTGGGGACCTTCAACCCCGACGATGTTTTCAAAGGTGCGCACACCGCCATCGAAGAAGAACGCGCCGACCTCATCAAAGAACTCATCCGCATCCGTGTCCGCGCCACCCCCACCACACAGATCAAAATGATGCGGATCCACGAACTGCTCAAACTCCGCAGCAAAGTCTCCGACCTTCTCAACACAGTCCAAGCGAAGAGCCCTGAATCAATCGAAATCGCCACCCAAAACCTCTGGGACGTCATCACCCAGGAAATCAACAGCATCAAAAAAGGAGTGGCATGAGTACTGAAAACACCCTGCGTACCCGTACGCTCCAGCGCATCGCAGCAGGCGAAGGAAAGAAAATCAGAAAAACCCTCCTCGCCGAATACCAACGCGAAGGCCTCATCCAAGAGGCTGGGGGAGCTTTTTATCTCACGGAGAAAGGAGTGAAGGAATGTCGGAAATCCTTGTGAATCCGCCCGCCCCGGGGAGCCCGGAATGGCGAAGGATGATCACGGCTTCAAAGATTCCCGCGATTTTGGGGATCAGCCGCTACAAATCACAATTCGCACTGTGGCATGAGATGGCAGGCACCATCGACCCCACCCCGATGGATCCTCGCAGGGCAGCATGGGGGCACGCAGCGGAGCTTGCCATCGCCCAGCAGTGGGCGGTGTTGAACCCGGGATGGAGGCTCAACCCCTTGCGGAATGGCACTCATGAGCTTGCTTATCGCACGGATCATGGATTCCCGAGCCTTGCAACGCTGGATCGGCGGGCCTACAAAGGCGGGGCATTCCACCTCATTGAATGCAAGACCGCCCGTGATCTGAATGATTGGGGGCGCGAGGGGGAGAAGGACGCTGTTCCTGCGGATTATTTCGCGCAGGTGATATGGCAGATGGGTCAGTCAGGCATTCATGAAGCCACTATCGGAGTTCTTGGTTATGGCAGTGGCCCGGAGTTTCACGAGGTGGAGTGGAATCCCGAAATGTACGCACTGCTGGTTGATGCTGCTGCACGGTGGTATCAATCGCTCATTGACGGCGTTGAGCCGGAGCTTGATGGCACCACCGCTACCTACGAGGCGATACGTGGTTTGCACCCTGATATTGAGAAGGGCACCGAGGTGGAGATTCCGCAGGATATGGCCACGGATTATCTCGCCGCTGTTGCTGCGGAGAGGGAAGCGAAAACTGAGCTCACGCTGCAGAAGTCCCGCATGCTGAAGCTCATGGGAAACTCGCACAAAGCCATGTGCGAGGGGCAAAAAATCGCCGACCGACGCCCCACCGCCAGAGGCGTCGCTATCTACGCCAACGCGAAAGCAGATCCATATGCCATCGCCTCATGACATGCCAACCAAGGCACGAAGCATCATGCCGACTCACGTAACCCAATCCATCACGGAGATCACCATGATCTTTCACCACTGGATCAAGCAAGGCGTTGATGTTGATAACGCCGTCATCCTCACAGAAATTACCGCCAATAACATCAAACAAGGAGAAAAACAATGTCTGACATTGAAAAATACACCAATACCCAGCAAGTAGATCAAGTAGACACTATGCCGCAGGCCCCAATGTCGCAAGGCACTCTCGCAATGCTCAACCTTGAGCAGCAGGCAGCAGCGATGCAGAACGCGTTGACGATCGCGCAGGCCATGTGCGCAACCCAGATGGTCCCTAAAGCGTTTTTCCGCAAGCCAGAAGATGGGGCTGCCGCGATTATGTATGGTGCTGAGCTTGGACTCAATGCGATGCAATCACTCCAGCAGATCATGGTGATCAATGGGAAGCCTGGGATCGAAACCCGCACGGCGGTTGCTCTGCTCAAGAAACATAGGTACATCATTCGCACGGTGGACACGAGTGACGAATCAGTCACGGTGGAGGGAACCGGCCCCATGGGGGAATATGAGAAATCCACGTGGGACATTGCCCGCGCCACCAAAGCAGGCTACACCTCGAACAAGCTTTATCAGACGATCCCGCAGCAGATGCTGTACGCGAAGGCTGCGATGGAGGTCGCCCGCAAAATCGCCCCAGACGTGCTTTCCGGTATTGCTTTCTCCGTGGATGAACTCAGGCTGGAAGAAGATCGACCGCTGCAGGCCACTGCGCAGCGGATGGATCGGCAGCGTGGGGCGGGGGCTGTGATAGCGGCGTTGACGAAGAAAAAAGAAGAAAAGGAGGCGCCAGCCCCGGTGGTGGATGAAACCGACTGGGCTGCAGCGATCGAAGCATGCGAATCGATAGAAGATCTCAACGAGGTGATGGGCAAGGCGCAACCCCAGGTGGATCAAACGACGTGGGATGACCTTTGCGCGCGGGCGAATGCGAAAAGTGATGAGCTGATGCAGGGGGATGAGCAGTGACGAATTCAGCGATCATCATCGACGGCAGGTTGGTGGCTGACCCTGAACTCCGCTTCACACAAAAAGGGGTAGCTGTGTGTAACTTTCGGATCGCGAGATCCGATTCGGAGAAGCTTCCTGATGGGAGCTGGGGAGACCCCGCGAATCAGCTTTTCCTCACTGTGAATGTGTGGAAGGAGCTTGCTGAGGAATGCTCGCAGGCCTTGCGAAAAGGGATGCGCGTGTGCTTGATCGGCAAGCTTGTGACTCGCCAGTGGGAAAGCAAGGAAGGGCACAAGGTCTCGGCAATTGAAATGAATGCTTTTTCCGTGTTTGAGGAGGTTAAGCCCGCTGTTGGTGGTGGGCGTCCGCCTGCGGAGGAGCCGTGGGGGTCACGTGATAATCAACCGCAGCAGCCTACTCGGGCTGCTGTGGGGCCGTGGGGGCAGAAGCCTGCGCAGGTGGGGCAGGATGCACAGCCCCCATTCTGATCACGATTTTTTAAAAGAAATGATCCGCCTCGTGATCGGAAGAGAGGAGGTGGCGGCACTCGGGCCGATGGTTACTTACGCTGTGGCCCGAGTCTGCTACAGCGTCGAAAAGGGAAGAATTTTCGATGACATGGTTCAAAGTTGACGACGGATTTTATGACCATCCGAAGTTTCTTGATGTGCCCAACGCGGCTGTTGGTCTGTGGGTGAAGGCGGGGGCGTGGTGCGGGAAGCATCTCACTGATGGGGTCATTCCGGCCAGCCAGGTGAAGCGGTTCAAAGGTACTGCCGCGCAGATAAATGCACTGCTTTCGGCGCGCATTTGGGTTGAAAGTGAGTGCGAAAGTGGTGCGAAAGCGTATCGCTTTCATGATTGGAATGAATACCAACCCACACGGGAAGAGAAGGCAAAAGAGCGTGAAGATGCAGCCGAAAGGCAACGCAAATCGCGCGAGCGAAAACGCCAAGAGCAGGAGGAACAGGAAAATGTCACGCGTGACTCACATGTGACAGGTTCCCGTGACTCACATGTGACAGGTTCCCCCCTGTCACAGCGACCCGACCCGACCCGACCCGACCCGACCATTAAGAGAGAGGTAGTAGGTCTTGTTACGGACCGCGCGCGAGACGTTGCCCCCTCCTCTGAAAATTTGATTCCGGATGGACCTTCGGTGGGCGCTGGCGCGCCACCTCCGGGGGCCTACGGCACCATCGACGACCCACGCTGCCGAGAACACAAAGACCTCCCCCGCGACCAAGTCCCACCCTGCAGAGCCTGCGCCACCGCGAAACAAAACCTCATCACCCACCAACGCAACACCCACCAACAACGCACACAACTGCTCCAAAACTGCCAATGGTGCGACGAACGCGGAATCATCCCCATGCACGACACCGCAGGAAACCCCGTCGCCGTGAAATGCGACCACACCCACTACCCAGAAACCCCACAAGCACCAGCAGCTTTCACACCACAAAGAACAACAAAAACCCCCACACGCTGGGGAAACAGAAAGGAAACCGCATGAACGAGCCGCCCATCAGCTTCTTCGTTAAAGGGACACCCGCCCCACAAGGCTCTAAAAACGCCTACAGGCGCGGAAACAGGGTTCTACTCGTAGAGTCCAGTAAAAACCTCCCAGCGTGGCGCACAGCCGTCAAAAACGAAGCCTCACAACACATCCACACCCCACACGACGGGCCAATCGCACTAACCCTCAACTTTCACCTCCACCGCCCCAAAACACTCCCCAAAAAAATCACACACATGATCAAAAAACCAGACCTCGACAAACTCATCCGCTCCACCTGCGACGCACTCACAGGCGTTGCCTACATCGACGACAACCGCGTCAACCACATCACCGCAACCAAAACCTACACCCCCAACAACACCCCCGGATGCCACATAACCATCACCAAAAACCACACACACCAATAAGGAGAAAAAATGGCCAACGGCACGAAATGTCATGTTTTTGATGACGGTGGGAATTTTCCTGACACATTCATGACCTTTGAGAATGTTCAAGCGTTTTTACGGATAACGGCGATTCTCGTTGTTGAAGCTGTGTGGGATTTGGATGCGCTCAATCAGGAAGACGCTGCTGATCCCGAATCGGAGCTTGAAGGAGTGCGGAAAGTCGTTGATGTGATTTGCCGCAGGATTGAAGCAGTCGAGAAGTATTTGGAGCAATGGCGAGAATGTGAGGCGTTCCAAAATCACATTGCCGAATTCGATCAGTTTATTAAAGAAGCACGAGGAGAGGTAGCGGAAATGAACGAAAAGATCAAGGAAGCAGAAAAACGCTTGAAAGAAGCACGTGAGGCGAGTGAAGCAAGTGAGGTGAAGCTTTCCGATCTTGACCCTGAAGAGTGGGAAGACTGCAAGGGCATGTGGGTGATGGGAGAGCATTACAACGGGGAGATTTTCGAGGGAATCATTTTTAGTTTTTACCAAGATGACGTTCTCGTCCGTATCCCTCAGAGTGGCTCGCATCAATGGCGGCGGGCCGATCAGCTGATCCTTTTGCCTGATCACCAGCGCGCTTTCAGCCCTGATGGCGGCCCGGTCAAGGTTGATCCTGGCCAGTGGGAGAAAACCCACGCGATGGAGGAAGAATTCGACCGGGTTAAAGCCGAGGAAGCCCACGCACATCTCAGGTTATTCCATGCGGTCACGGACTACGCAGAGGACTCCGGAATGGAGATTGTGGGAGCTAAATTTGCAGGCGGCGGTAACGCAGAGCTGCGTTTTAAGCGGAAAGAAGTCAAGTAATGGTAAGCCTTATTTTTTTCGTCATCTTCTTCATCATCACTATTTTCTGCGCTTTTGCGGTCATAAAAGATATTAAAAAGCCGCTCATCGTCACGGATCGGTATGGGGTTGTGGTGTCGCATGTTGTTGCGAGACTTGCCCCGATTTTCATTGGTGCGTTTACTACGTTGATCCTGGCTTTTTTCGTTACCACGGTTGTTCCGGCCCGAACCGTTGGGATTAATATTGCATTTGGCAAGCCGGTTGGCACGCTAAATAATGGCCTGCATTTCATTGCCCCTTGGTCAAGCGTTGAAAAGCTTGATCTCGCAGTTCAGAACGACGTGTACAACTCGGATCGCGCTATTGATGTTCGTCTCGCAAATAGCGCAAAAGCACGCGTAGATGCATCAATCCAGTGGCAGCTAAAGCCAGAGGGTGCGGAGCAGACGTACCTTGATTATCGCTCGTTTGAGTCAATCCAGTCCAATCTCGTTGACCGAAATTTCCGCGCAGCACTCAATGAAGTTCTGATTGATTATGACCCGCTTGCTGTCGTTCGTGACGGCGATAGCACGGATCAAAAGCTTGCGCAGCTGGCGAAAGATACGGCTGTGAAGATGCAGGAAAAGGTCGGGAATCAAATTGATGTGCGAAGTGTCACCCTCCCTATTGTGAATTTTGATGATGCCACCCAGGCTCGCATCGACGAGCTGCAAACGGAGTTCGCACGAACTCGCATCGCGGAGCAGAAGAAGAACACCAGCCGGGCGGAAGCACAAGCAAACCGTGAGCTAACGGAGTCTATTAATCCGAATGTGCTCACGGATAAATGCCTAAATATTGTCCGTGAAACCAAGCAGTCACCACTGGGCTGTTTCCCTGGTTCGACGGCCACACCGGTCACGAGCGTCAAATAAGGAGGCGGCGATGATTGAGCCGCTCACGATCACTATTGAGATGGTGCCGGATGCCCGCGATGAGCGAAAAACAAGTGTTCGAGTTAGCCGCCCCACGGGCCGTGAGGAGTGGGGTTGGGCGGTTATTGATCTGATGGCCGCCGCAGTTGAATACCGAAATAAGAGAAAGAGGAAAAAATGAGTAAACCGCTAACGGCCCTCAAAACTGTTGAGGATGTTGACAACGCCCCGGATGGCACCGTGGTTGTGTTATGCAACGGAGGGGTTCTCGCAATTGGTGCAGAGGAAGTGAGAGATTTTATTAAGGAAGGTCTCCCGGCCCGTGTGTTGCGCTGGGGGAAGGATCATTACCCTACGGGGTTTGAGTGTCTTGTTAAGACTTTGGCGGACATGAGCTTGGAGGAGCGTCAAGAGTGCCGATGGATGCAATGTCAAACAGCGCTGCTAATTGAAAATGATTTAAAAGGCGTAATTGGCGACGTGTGTGGCAATTCCGTGATGATCTTTGCATCGAATGGCACGTCTGATTGGGAGCCTTTGGATGAAGTTGTCCCGCTGTTGGATTTGCCTCGTATGGTGTGGCCTGGTGAAGCACCTAAGGAACCGCCTGTGGTGAGCGAGTGGGTGGGGCGTGAACTCCGCACGGCGCAGGATTTTAGGGATGCACCAGAGGGCACCGTAGCGATTGACGGCTATAGCGGGAATCGGAGCTTAGCTATGAAACATGAGACTGGGCTGTGGGATTACGAGACCAACGAATACACCGAGTTTGAGCTGGCGGAGATGGACGTAGTAGCCCCGTTCACAGTGATAGCGGTGGCGGAATCATGAGCACTTTAGCTGACCTCACCCAGAACAACTCGATGATTCACGCGACATGTGGAAGGATGAAAGCATGAACGGGCTTGGAAAAAGAATGGCGCCCCCACAACCTGAATGCATTGGCATGTGGTGCGATACCCAATATGGGCCGGGAGTCCTGGTTGACGTTGAAGACAACGTTGATGAAACAGTCCTGCATATACTCGTCCCTCATACCCGTGCTGCGATCATCGCCAAGGGGAATGACGCAGATATTACGTTGAGACATGATCTACCTAGGGCATGGACTCCTGACGGGCTGCCTATCTCAACCCATAAAGGCGACGAAGAGAGCTCTCTAGAGCTCATCCGGGGCCGTCACCGTGTGATGTAACCCAACTCTTTCCTTTAGGAAAAGTTCAACGCTACCCGCTCTAGGCGGGTTTTTTTATGCCCACCCCACACCCCAGCTGAACCCAGGGGAGGGGTGGGCATACATACGAGGGAGGAACGATGACGGATGAATTCCAAATAAGACAAACCGCAAAAGATCTTTTATGTCGATTCAAACGGCTCGAAGAAGCAAAAACCATGACAATGCCCTCGCCGGAAATTAAAACCGGTGGGGGCGCTTTCGGATCAAAAACACCCGGAAACCCTGCTGCAGTGGATCTTGATCACGACCTGTGTATCGAACTCTACGAAATGGTGTGCAACGCCATTGAGGAAATCCAACCCACCACCATCATGCACAAAAACGGTGTACGCATGGCCGGTTGGATCCGCTGGCACGCGTACGACTGCTCACAGCTCGATTGGGCGGATGACCTCCAAGACCTGATGGACACGCACATTAAACGCATCGACAGACTGATAGCGCCCGTGAGCCTGGGCGATATGCTCCGCAGCAAAGAAGAGCCATGGCAATACGGGAGCGTCATCATCGGACAGCTCAAGAAAATGGGCCACAAACACACAATTGACGACCTCTACACCTGGGCAAGCAGGGGAAACATCAACACACGAAAGCGAGGAAACAGAGCAACCTACCAGCTCAAAAACGTCACCGCCTACATTGAGAGTAGACAACTGACAGATTAAAATATATAATCGACGCGACGACGCTGCTATGCGCTCGAAAACCACAACCCCCACACCTCATGGTGATGGGGGTTTACGCGTACCCAAAGGGGGTGAGGAAGTGGCACGCGCCCAACGCATCTGCTCCCACCCATCCTGCGGACTCACAGCCAAGCCCGGAAACGGGCTTTGTAGAACGCATGCAGCAGAACGCGACGCCAAACAACGGCGGAGCACGCCCACAAAACGGACTCGTGACTGGGCAGAATATAACCGCAGGCACAAAACAGTCGCCCAATGGCGAGCCACGCACGGCAACATCTGCCCAGGCTACAAACGCCCACCACACCCAGCAACAGACCTCACCGCAGAACACATCACCCCCGTCGCACACAAACTCGACGGAAACAGCGCACTAAGCGTTCTATGCCGGTCATGCAACAGCCGCCACGGAGCGGAAACACGCAACCAGTACAGATAAGGGGAGCAGAACTAATGCTCAACATCGTCACAGGGCCGCCAGCCGCAGGTAAAACAACCTACGTCAAGACCCACTCCACCCCAAACGCAGTCACTATTGACTACGACGCCCTTGCCCAGGCACTCGGAAGCACTAACCAGCATGACCACACCGCGCACCACATTGCCGTAACTTCCGCAGTCTGGAACGCCGCTGTCAAAGCCGCGCTAATAGCTTCACGCAGCACTGAAGTGTGGATTATCCACAGTATCCCAAACGCGCAAGCGGTTCGACTCTATAAAAGCTATTCAGGTCGACTCCACGTCATTGATCCTGGACAAGACCTAGTGACTGAGCGCTGCCTAAAAACTCGGCCTGTGCAGGCCATGAAACAGGTTGAAAAGTGGTACCGACATAGACACCACCCAGGGGGGTAGACCGACCCCCAAAACCGCCCGCACCGCGGCCGAGGTGAAAAAAGGTGTCTAGGGGTTACAAAATTTCAGAAAATGAGGTGATTCGGCATGCCAGGACCACCACCCAAGAACGACGGAACCCGCAGAAGCAAGGGTGCGATGCCCTACATTCTCGCAGAGTTACCGTCCGGGGGGCGCAGCGGTCGCGCCCCGGCGTGGCCACTGAGCGGTCGCGCTCCTCGAGGGTGGGCCGCGCTGTGGAAACTCCCACAAGCAGTGATGTGGGAGAAGATGCACTCCGAACTCTCCGTGGCCAGATACCTCATGATGCTCGTCAGTATGGAGGATGCGATGGCAGCTGGTGAGGAAGTGAAGTCAGCCGTGTTTTCCGAGATCCGTCAGGCGGAAGATTCCCTCGGGCTATCGCCGAAGGGAATGCAAACACTGCGGTGGCGCGTCACAACCGACGAAGTGGAAGAGCAACAGCCAGAGAGGCGAGTCCCCAGCCCAGCGAATCGCCGTGCGCGGCTTCGAGTGGTGGCTGACGAAGCCTAAGTATTGAGGGGAGCGTGATGGTCGGATGCCGTGGCGTGGCCCAGAATACGAAGGCGAGTTCCCCTCACTTGGCTGGTCCGTTGTTGATTGGATTGAGTCGCATTGCGTTGTTCCAGATGGCGATCTGAAGGGCGAGCCGTATGTGTTGACTGATGAGATGGTCGAGTTTTTGGTGCATCACTATCGGTTGAAGCCGGAGGCAACGGAGGATAGGCCGCGCCGGGCGTGGAATTATAGACGCTCACAGTTGGTGCGTCCGCAGAAGTGGGGCAAGGGCCCTTTGACGGCGGCGATGATTTGCGCAGAGTCGGTGGGACCTGTTGTTTTCGCCGGGTGGGACGCAAATGGGGAGCCGGTTGGTCGCCCGTGGCCGACTCCGTTGATTCAGGTGACTGCGTCGTCTGAAGATCAGACGGCGAACGTGTATGCGGCGTTGCAGCCGATGATTGAAGAGGGTCCACTGGCTGAGGTTATTCCTGATACTGGTGATACTCGTATCAATCTTCCTGGTGGTGGGCGTATTGATCCGGTGACGTCGAAAGCTCGTTCTCGTCTTGGTCAGCGTGTGACTTTTGTGGTGCAGGATGAGACGCAGATGTGGACGCAGTCCAATGGTGGTGTGCTGTTGGCGACGACGCAGCGCCGTGGTCTTGCCGGTATGGGTGGGCGTTCGGTGGAGACTACCAATGCGTGGGATCCTGCGGAGAATAGTGTGGCGCAGCAGACGTTTGAGTCGAAGGCGCTGGATATTTACCGTGATTTCCGCCAGGCTCCGGCGAATTTGTCGTACCGGAATAAGCGTGAGCGGGCGAAAATTCACCGCCACGTTTACGGGGGTTCATGGTGGGTAGACCTCGAGAACATCGAGTCCGAGGCGGCGGAGCTTTTGGAGACTGACCCGGCTGAGGCGGAGCGGTTCTTTGGTAATCGCATTGTCTATGGTCGTGGTGCGTGGATTCCGGCTGATACGTGGGATGCGGGGGAGCGAAGCATGGAAGATGACGGCCGCATTGCGGTGTGTCTTGGCTTTGACGGGTCGGAGAACAACGACTGGACGGCTATCACCGCTATCACTATGGACGGTACGGTATTCATTCCTACGTTTGGGCCTGATGAAGAGCCGACGTATTGGAATCCGGCGGAGCATGGTGGGCGGATTCCTCGCGATGAGGTTGATGCCGCGGTGGATGAATTGTTTGAGCGTTATCAGGTGGTGCGGATGTATTGCGACCCGCAGGATTGGCGCTCTGAAATCGGTGATTGGTCAGTCCGGCACGGTGAAGAGCATGTGTTTGAGTGGGCGACCAACCGCATTAGCCAGATGTATGAGGCGTTGAAGACGTTTGAGACGAATCTTGCGACGGGTCGTGTAGGCCATGACGGCGGTAAGCAGCTGGGTATTGCGGTTGCTAATGCCCGCAAAGTTGCTCGCCCTGGCCAGAAGTACATCCTGGGCAAGGCTACGGAGAATCAAAAAATTGATATTGCAATGGCGATGGTGATGGCACACGAGGCGTGGGTCAACGCGATGGCAGCTGGGTGGGAACCGCAGACAGCTGCACGTGTTCTGGTGTTTGGTCGAAGGAGGCGATGATGACGGTAGCTATTCCAGGCCATGATTCTGGTTTTGGGTTGTCGAAGGATGAGCAGGCGTTGCTTTCTCGGCTTCATATGAAGTGGATGCAGCAGCGCGCTGTGGACAAGCAGAATCAGAAGCATTTCCAGGGCGTTCAAAGGATTGCCCAGTTGGGTATTGCGATTCCGCCTGAGGTGGAGCCTTTTGCGTTTCCGATGAACTGGTGCCGCATGTATGTTGAGACGCTGGAGCAGCGGATGGATGTGCGTCTGCTTTTGCGTAGTGGAGCGGCTGAGGAAGATGAAGAGCTTCGTGCTGATTGGGAAGCTAACAGCCTTGAGCTTGAGCATCACCTGGCACAGACAGATCTTCTGAAGTATGGCCGTTGTGTGGCGTCGGTGTCGTGGCCTGACCGTGAATCGGGGCAGACACGGCCTGTGATTCGTGTGGAGAATCCGCAGGATATTGCGGTAGAGGTAAATCCAGTCACACGGGCGATGACGGGTGCGCTTCGCGTGTATTCAGATGACACAGGCACGCGCCAGCACATGACCTTGTATTTGCCCAATGAGACGGTGCATATTTCCTCTGAAGCTGGCGTGTACCGGGCAAGTAGCCGCGATAAGCACGGTTTAGGACGCGTGCCGATCGTATGCCAGTGGAACAGACGAGAATCGGGGCGTTTTTCTGGCGAGTCGCAAATGGACGACATCAAACCGTGGGTGGCGATGGCCGCGCGGGTGGTGCTGAACATGCAGTTGGCCATGGAAACTATTGGTACACCTCAGAAGGTTGCGATGGGTGTGTCTAAAAAGGACTTTATTGACCCCGAGACGGGCCAAGAGTTAGACCCGTGGGAGACGTACCTTGGTGCGATTTGGGCGATTTCAAAGTCATCCAAGGACGGTGTGGAAATCAAGCAGCTTCCTGCGGGTGATCTGAAGGGCTTCATTGATCTGATGGAGCTGATTACCAAGCAAGTTGCGGCGTTGACCGGTCTTCCTCTGCGAATGTTGGGGCACTCGACTGTGAACCCCGCGTCCGAAGGTGGCATCAAGGCCGATGAGGCTCGATTGGTGAAGACCGTGGAGCGTGTGAATTCGACGGCCGGGGTGTTCTGGTCGTGGGTTTTGGGTATTGCTGAGCGTATACGCACAGGATCCTGGCCTGAGGGATCACCGATCCAGATTGAGTGGCGGAACCCTGCAACCCCGACGATGGCAGAGACTGCAGATGCTATTCAAAAACAGACCGGTGGGAAGCCTGTCCTGTCCGTCCGAGGTGCCATGAATCAGATGGGCTATCCGCAGGCACGCATCGACAAAGAGTTTCAGTGGTTGTCCGATGAGGAAGCTGCGATGGCGGGCTTGGACGTCCGGTTAGGGCGAGGTCTAGCCGAGGAGGTGTAAGTGTCTACTACTTGGTCGCATCGTTCGTTGCCTCCCGGAGTTCGGGAAGAAGCCGAAGCAAGGTCTGCCGTTATTCGACAGACCTTGCAGTATATGCGTGGCACGGCGATGCCTCGGGGTACTCCTATGGATGTGGATGCATGGTTAGCATCTAGGGCTGACCTGATTGCTCCAGCGATGGCTAAGGCTCAAGCTCAGAATCTTGGCCTGGTCGACAAGACGATGGACATGACTCTGATGGCTACCGGGTATCAAGATTCTCCGATTGGTTTAATCGTTCCGGAAGCATTCACTGGTTACATGCCAGACGGGCGCGAGCTTGGTTTCATCAAGCACGCTGTCGCGAATAGAGTCCGCGAGCGGATGGCGCTGGGTGCTTCTCAGGCAGAAGCCTGGAAGTCCGGAAGTAGATTGCTTGCGACGATTGTCCAGACTGGGCTGATTGATACGCAGCGTATGGCGAAAGCGGTTGCTGGTCTAGCGCGTCCTCGAACGCTTTACGTCCGCATGGCAAATGTGCCGTGTTGTCCGCGCTGTGCGATTCTTGCGGGGAAGAAAGGGTATTGGTCGAAGCCATTTTTGCGTCACCCTGGGTGCGACTGCACGCAGATCCCGTTAGCAGAGGGTAAGGATGTGGAGCTATCTGGCCCCCATTTTGATGTGGATGCGTATTTCAAGTCCTTGAGTGAAGCTGATCAGGAGAAGTATTTCACCAAAGCTGGGGCTGAGGCGCTTAGGAATGGCGCGGATTATATCGAAGTTGTGAACTCGATGCAGGGTATGTCGGGCGTCGGTGATGATGTGAAGCCGTTTACCAGTTACGGTGCTTCGCGTAATGGGTGGCGTCGGTTGTCGGTGCCGGAGATCATACGGAGGTCTCACGGCGATGAGGGGCGAATGCGGGATTTGTTGCTGCAATACCGGTATATTCGTCCGGATCGACGATACGGCCCAGTTAGCCGCGTTGATTTCTCTAAGGGCTGGCCGCATGACAGGGCTGAGTTAAATACGTTCCCTCAGGAACGTCCAAAGAATGACCTGCGACCGGTGCCGTCAAATGAAGACTGGTCTCATATTTTAGATGGAGAACCTATCATTCCTGGGAAGAGAATTCAGGGAGGACATAGATACGGTACGGGGCGCGAGAGAAAGACTGAGTTTCCACGGTGGTGGTCTGATGAAGACGTCAAAAAGGCGGTTAAGTTGACGCTCGAGTCTCCGCATGCGTCGAAGGTTTTCGGTACGACAAGGGTTTTGTATCGAGTAGTGGATGAGGTGCTTTTACAAGCCGCATATTATCCCGACCCATCAATGCCTGGGAGAATGGTTCTTGGAGCCACATACCCCAAGAACGGTAAAGGGGTAGTCAAAAACATCAACGGGCAAGGTGTAGAGCAACCTTTGGATGTATCCTTGATACCGAGAGAGTAGGAGGTAGTTCCGTGATAGAGATTGGTAACCGTCATCTTGTTGATGCCGATGCGTTGGCAATTATGGATTCAATTTGGGAAAAGATTCCAGATGACTTGCGTGCGTATGCTGCATTGAGCTGTGACGAAGGCGAAGAGATTAGTGCTGCAATCACTGTCTTGGATTATGCCCTTCAGACTAAAGTTGTTGTCCCAATTGAAACGTTGAATCTGGCGCGCAATCTGGCTGATGCGCTGACCTACGAAGCGGATATTCGTCGAGTTAGGGCTATCGTGTCTGCGCTTCAAGGGGCGCATTCGAAGGCCGCCTAGCACTCACGAAAACTTTTCAACCCATCCCATTCGGGGTGGGTTTTTTCATGCCCAAAATTCCCTTACCGAGATGGAGGAAAACACATGTTTATAACTCGCCCACTGTGGATTCGCGCAATTGAAGGTGCGAATGGTGAAGGCTCCGCGCCAGTAGAACAGGCTGGGGAACCCCAGAAAGAGACACCTGGCGGACAGGAGCAGGGCAAGGCCCCTGCCGAGGCGGAAGACCCTAACGGCAGAGGATCTAAGCAGGCAGTGCTCGCTGACCTAGCGCGAGAGAGAGACAAGCGACAGGAGCTTGAAGCGAAACTCGCCGAATTTCAGAAGGCTGATGAGGAGCGCAAGCGCGCTGAGATGAGCGAAGTTGAGCGTTTGCAGGCTGACCTTGAAGCCGCCCGCAAGGCAGAAGAGAACGCTCGGGCGGAGATTGCGAAACGTGACCTCGACGGGGAGCGGTCGAAGCTCGTTGCCGAGTTCAAGCTCCCAGCCGCGATGGCTGGACGCATCACCGGTGCGACACCGGAAGAAATGCGCGAGGATGCCAAGGCTTTAGCTGAGGCGATTGGGCCCTACACGGGGCCTGCAGACAAGTCGGCGGGGCGTGGGTCTACTAACGCTTCGCCGTTTGACCTGAATGCCGCCATAGCGGCTCACTACAACTAAGGAGGTAGCCTCATGGCTCCTATTACCCTTGAGCAGGCAAAGCTCAACACAATGGAAGATTACGATCCAGCAATCATTGACGAATTTCGTAAGAGCTCGGCGCTGCTGGATTTGATGGTTTTTGACCGTGCTGTGTCTCCAGCTGGGGGCGGTGCGACACTGGATTATGGCTACCGCCGCGTGAAGACTGAGCGTGGCGCGGCTTTCCGCAAGCTGAATTCTGAGTACAAGACCGAGGCAGCGACCACGGAGAAGCACTCCGTGACACTGGCTCCGCTTGGTGGCGCGTTCGAAATTGACCGCGTGATTGCGAAGCTCGGACCCGCAGCGTCTGGTGAGATTGTGTTCCAGATGCAGCAGCTCATCAAATCCACGACGACGAAGTTCCTGGATAGCGTCATCAACGGCGATACCGGAACCGAAGCCGATGGTTTCGATGGACTGAATAAAGCACTGCTGAGCACTTCTACTGAGGTGAAGTCTGCAGCTGACTGGACGAAATTCACCTCCGCTGACGCGGGTATGGCCGTCCTCGATGACCTGGATGAATTCCTGGCTGTACTTGATGGCCCGCCAACCGCGCTGTTCGCTAACGGGCGTGTACTAGCGAAGATTCGTGCTGCTGCGCGCCGAGCAAATATGCATACCAAGGCTCCGGTGGAGTCTCTGATTGTGAATGGCCGCCCACTGGAGCGTGAGACGATTGGCAACGTTGTGCTGATTAATCCGGGGGCGAAAGCTGGTTCCAATGATCCGATTATCCCCATCAGTGAAGAGGGAAAGTCTGATATCTACGCTGTGCGTCTTGGTCTTGATGGTTTCCACGGTGTGACTACTACTGAGGGCAGCATGATTCAGACGTGGTTGCCTGACTTCACCACCGCCGGCGCGGTTAAGAAGGGCGAAGTTGAGCTTGGTCCTGTGGGTGTTGCGCTGAAGTCCACCAAGGCTGCTGCTGTGTTGCGTGGCGTCAAGGTTTCTGCTGGTTCTTCTGAGCTCTAAGGAGGTAGTCCCATGCGAGTTATTGCACCGATTAAGGAGTTCACAGGTCGCATAGGCCGGGATTGGTTCGCCAATGGGGTGTGCGAGTCCGCGTCGGACAGTCAGCGCTGGTATTACAAGGCACAGGGCTATGAAATCGACGAAGCTGCCGGATCCCCGGAGGCCGTGCCTGAGCTTGAAAAAGCGCCGACGGGCAATGCTACCAAGGCCGTGTGGAAGGAATTCCTAGCTGGCCATGGCATTGAGGTTCCTGCCAATGCGACACGTGATGACATGCGCGAGATCTGGGAGGCTCACAATGGCAAGGTGGCTGACGCAGCCGAAGAAACTGTGGACTGACGCGGATTCTGCGGAACTCTCCCGCATCGACCGGCTCATTGAACGCGCTGAAGCGATCATCCTCCAGCGCTTCCCTGTTACGGCGCAGCGCGTCGTCGACGGGAAGCTATCCACCACCGTAGTGGCGGGTGTCGTGGAGGATATGGTCAACCGTGCCATCGCATCGCAGGACAGGGGTGGCATCGACAGGCTGTCCTATCCAGAGGTCACTTTGGAATGGTCGGACAACGGTGCGGGGGGTGGCTCGCTGCTGTATCTGACTATGGATGAGCTGCTGCTGCTGACCCCGCCCGAGCCGCAGGCGGTGTTCTCGGTGCGCAGGAAGCCGAGGCCGTCATGAAACTTGTAACAGTGCTATTCCAACCGGGTTTCATCTTGCGGAAAACCACACAAGGTGAGCCTGACCCCATCACTGGTGAACCTGGTGCCCCGCGCGTCCATCAGATACCAGGGCGTGGGCTTATCCAGGAACGGTTGTGGACAGGTGTTCAGGAAACAACCACAACAGGCGTTCGTGATGAACGCCTGGCCATGTTCTGCCCTACGAGCATGGGGGTTTCTGATGTGGTGGTGACTGCTGCTGACGAGTTCGAGGATCCGCGTGGGCAGGTCTGGCAGTGCATCACTGATGGGCATGCGCGTGGGATACCGGGCAAGCAACCCGAGTACGTCGCGGTACGAGTTCGCCGGGCCAAGGGGAAGAGATGAAAGCACGGCTAACGATTTTCAAATCCCAGATCCGGCAGCAGGTCAGGTTGCAATCTAGGCCAGGTCGAAGAAAAATCGCCCGTCAAATCGCCGACGCCGCCCGCGCTGATGCACCTTATCGCACCGGTGCTTATGCAACTGGGATTGAGGTCAAAGAATCCGGAACCCAGATCATGGTCGTTGACACTGACGAAACCGCAATCCACAAAGAGTATGGAACGAGTAAAACACCTGCTCATGCATCACTTACCAATGCGGCGATGGGTTACGGCAAGTACTCAGGAATGCGACCAAGGAAGGGTAGGCGATGAGAGCGCCAATGCCATACGCGCCGGGGGAGATCCGAAAGTTTTTGCTTCAGCATGAGGCGTTCACCGAGCTTTTGCACGGTGGGAAGGTAACGACACGGGAGGTGCCAGATCCTCTGGTGAAACCGCATGTGACAGTCGCCGCTGTCGGTCATGTTGGTGATGATCCGATGCTGCGCCGGTTGATGATTCAGGCCACCCCGTGGGTGCCTGGGCGTGATGTTTCTGGTCTTGATGAGGATCCAGATGTGACGGCGTGGAACCTTGCCGCGACGGCAGGGGAGCTATTGGGAAGAGCGAAGAACGTCATCATCGATGATCTGCATGCGTGGTCTGCGACGTGGGTCGATGGCCCAATTCAGCTTTACGACACCAGTCGTGGAGCAGACAAAGTTTTGTTTTACGCGCCTGTGCGGTTTCAGATCCATCTGAGACGCCGGGCGCATATTATTTAGGAGGAGAAAATGTCCAATTACGCGAATCCGGAGAAAGCCTATGTGTGGCTTGACGGTGATGCTTTCCGAGGGGCCGCTGGTGCAGAGATGCCTAGCGATCTTTTCGCTGAATCGCTTGATGGATTTCTGCCATATGGCGGTGTCGAAGCTGGCTTTGAGCTGACCTCGGAGCAGGCTGTTAATAAGCTGCAGGTGTTTAATTATCGCAAGGCTGCCTACAAGGTTGCTCGTGACCCTCTGACTGAGGGGTGTAAGTTCCGCGCCGTTGATAATTCTGAGGCAACGGTGCTCACCCGTGCCCAGGGCGGGAAAGTCAAAAAGATTGGTGAGCACTACGCCATCGAAAAGGGCATTGGTGAGGAATTCTCTTTGCTGATCCGCCTCGATGATGGTGAGGATCAAATGGCTATTTGGTGTGAGCGATGCACCCTTTCTGGCCCCGCGGCTCGCGCTGCGATCGATGGCAAGAGCCTTGATGGCTATGAATTCCCCGTGGAATTCCTCGTTCCCGCCGTTGAAATTCTTCCTGGGCTTCCAGAAGGAATGGAAGTCGATGACGATAGCGATCAGGATGAGGAAGACGGGGCCGGCGAGAAAACCGTGACCCTTCCCTCTGGGGCTTCTGGAGGTACCTTCACCCTTTCCATCGATGGGCAGAAATCCGCTGATATTGCGCAGAATTCCAACGGCACCGCTGTCCAGCTGATTCTGCGCAAAGTCAAGGGCGGGGAGAAAGCCTCTGTCACAGGCCGCGCAGGAGGCCCCTTCACTGTGAAGGGCGTGACCGGCGCACTGACCGCAGACGGCACCAACCTCACCGGCTCCAGCTCGCAAGAGGTCACCGTCGCATAACCAGCGCCGGTATTGAGGAAAAGCGGATCGCCTCTTCTTTTTGAAGAAAAGGATCCGCCCTTTTTTATTCCACCACCCACCGAGAAGGGAAAACCATGTCTGAAAAAATCGATATTTTTGAAAAAGCCTGCTCCGTTGACGCAGGAGAACCACAGGAAATCACGCTCCGAGGCAATGATCTCACCATCCGCCGGAATTTCACCGCAGATGAAGTCCACAAGATCATCCGCCTCTACGGCCCAGAGGTAGCAGAGCAGCCTCTACAAGAGGTCACCCGCGAGCTCATCGATCTGATTTCCACATCTGAGGAGAAAGCGAAAGCTGATTTCGTGGATGATTTGATGCAGCTTTCATTTCCAGAATTCCACAAAGTGCAGAGCCTGCTCACCCAGATTGCAGGTATCCGTGGCGAAGACGGAAATTTTTTAACGGGGTCGAAAGACTCCTAACATCCCTGGAAGACCCTCAAGAACACGCCCGCTGTCTAGCGGGCTTTCAGCGTTTCTACGGCCTCAATTGGCGGCAGCAGCGCAGGGAAATCTTCTGGGTCGATCTTATGGTCCTTGTCCTCAAACTCGACGACTACGAGTGGGGATACACCGATGAAAACATCGCGGCCCTCATAGACCGCGAAGACTACTGGCTCAACGCCGAATACCAATCGTGGACCACAGACCCAGAAGACCCCGAGGTCAAAAAAGCCCACGAAGAACGAAAAAAATCAGGGGTCAAACCCCCACCCAAGCCAATCATCTACCCCATCGCCCAACGCCCCCAACACGCAGCAGCGCGCCGGGCGAAGGAGCTTTTAGCCCAGGTTGCGGATGTGGAGAAAAAGCCGGCGAAGCAGCGCATTAGCATTCGCCAGCTGCGGGAGGGCATGGGCAGATAGCTGAGAGCTGAGAGGAGCGTGCTATGGCTGGCGGCAAAATTGACATCCTGGTCGAGCCGGATGTCAAGGGCTTTGGCCCAAAGATGGAGGCAGGGCTACGTCCTGCGCTTGGCGTTGCTGGCAAGCTCGGTGGTGCACTGGGGCTTGCTTTTGCAGGTGCTGGTATCGCAGGGCTTGGTAAGGAAATCATTGAGGTGGGTAATACCTACCGCACGGAGATGAATTCTTTGCAGGCGGTGACGCAGGCATCCGGTGCGGCAATGGAGGCCGCTGCTGCGAAAGCTCGTGAGCTTGGCAACGATATGGATTTGCCTGCCACGTCTGCTGGTGATGCAGCGGCTGCGATGACTGAGCTTGCCAAAGGCGGGTTCACTCTCCAGGAGTCGATGGACGCGGCTAAGGGCACGCTTCAGCTGGCAGCGGCTGCTCAGATTGAGGCTTCCCAGGCTGCCACTATTCAATCTCAGGCGCTCCAGGCTTTCGGGCTGACAGCGGATCATGCAGCAACTGCAGCGGATGTTCTCTCAGGTGCTGCGAATGCTTCCTCCGCTGAGATCACTGGTATTGCGCATGGTCTGCAGCAGGCTGGCACGGTCGCGAATCAGTTTGGTGTTTCGATGGAGGATACTGCTACAACGCTCGCGGTTTTTGCGAATGCAGGTATCCAAGGCTCTGATGCCGGTACGCTGATGAAATCAGCACTGCTCGCACTGACAGATCAGAGCAAACCGGCACAAGCAGCAATCGAAGAACTCGGCCTGACGGTCTATGATGCCAAGGGCAAGTTCGTGGGCATGCCTGACCTGTTCGAGCAGCTCAACCTCGCTGCATCCCGAATGACAGACGAGCAGTATCAGGCTGCGACGGCAACCCTGTTTGGTTCCGATGCCATGCGTCTTGCAGGTATTGCAGCCCAACAAGGATCCGAAGGATTCAACCGGACGCGTACCGCAGTCACCCGCGCAGGGCAAGCAGCAGAACTAGCTGCAGCGCAAACCCAGGGACTGCCTGGCGCTATTGAGATGGTGGGCAATGCGTGGGAGGAAACCGCGCTTGGTATCTACACATCGGTGGAAGGGCCTCTCACCGATGGGCTGAAAGGGCTTGCCGAAGGGATCACTGGGATTGCCCCTTCCATTGCTGATTTCTCAGCAGCTGCTGTCGGGACCTTCGCTGATCTTGCAGGATCAGCAGCAGCCCTAGGCAACACTTTTTCCCAGCTGCCACCAGAAGTACAGCATGTGGGGTTCGCGCTGGCTGGGCTCGCTATTGCGAAGCACACCGGCGCTATTGGTGCATTCAGCTCGAAAGTGGAATCAGTCAAAAGCGGGATTGCTGGTTTTCGAAATGACATCGCATCTACACGCGGGACGTTCCAAGAGCTTGGCGGTTCGATTTCAAAAACATCCGCAGCAATGCTTGTTCTCAGTGAGCGTGTCCCTGCCATCGGCAAAATGGGGGATGCTTATCATGGGGCTTCTTCGAAGCTGAAAACTGTTGCAGCAGCACACCGCGAGGCCGCTGCTGCTGCGAAAGCACAGTGGATTGCGGAAAAAGACCTCTTCACTGCAGTTGATCGTCTGGGTGCATCAATGGGGCATGGGGCTGCAGCCAAGGCAGCATCATTTGCAGGGACGATGAGAGGCACGGTCGCGCTTGCGATCTCGGGTGTGAAATCAGCAGCCGGTGGCCTCATCAATATGCTCGGTGGCCCCTGGGGTGCGGCGTTTCTTGCAGCTGGCTGGGCGGTTGGTGAAGTCACCAACGAGCTTCGCAAAGCCCGAAACCAGCACAAGCTTCTTGAACAAGCAGCATCAAATACGACGAACAGCTATCGGGAGATGGCTCAAGCCATCGCTTCACAAGACCTCAAGGGCGCTTTTGAAGCGATGAACTCTCACATCGAGGAATTCGTCACCCGCCAGGAAGAGCTTGCAGCAACCAAGCCTGGCAAGCTGGGAGGGATTCTTGCTGCTGCGTGGGGAGATTTTGCAGGGCTTTTCGATGGGGAAGTGTTTGCTGGATCAAAAAAGGTCATTGAGACAACGGTCATTGCAGAGCACGCAGAAAAAATGTCTGAGGCTTTCAAAAAAGTGGGTGTCTCCGCCGATGAGATGACGCATGCGGTCACGGGCAGTGATGAAAAATTCTCAGCGCTCGTCTCACGATTTGATCAAACCACCGAAGGTGGGAAAGCCGCAGTCGGTCAGCTGGCCCGCCAGCGCGCAGAATGGCAAAGAATCAACGAGGAAACGAAAAACCTCGCGCCGGGAGCTCTATCTGTTTCTGAGGCTTTTTCGAAGATTGCTGACTCTTCGTCTTCCGCCGCAGATAAAGCACAGGCCCTTAATACTGTGCTTGATGTGATGTTTGGTCGAGATAAGAACAAGGACGACGCAGCAGCTGCCCTTGCCGACCATATCGACAAAGTCAGTGACGCCGCCGCCAGCGGAGTTGATGCAGCTGACGGCTTTGGTGATGCGCTGCTTAAAGCTGATGGGAAACTCGATCTTACCCAGAAGAATGCGCGTGGGCTGAGACAAGAGATCATCGGTTTTAGCGATGAGCTAGCGAATATCGCTGCAACGGGTGGCGACATGACAGAGGCTTGGACTCAAACTCAGGGTGCGCTAGATCGGCTGGCAAAAAAGTATGGGCTTACCTCTGAGCAGGTGCAGGATCTTGCTGCTTCGATGGGGTTAATCCCCTCGGTTATCGAGTCGGCTATTTCTATTCAATCTGATACCGCAAAAGAAGATCTTGGGAGAGTTTGGGCGCAGGCTGACCAATTGCGAGAAAACCTTGGGAAACCCATGCAGCTCCAGGTCAAAGATGTAGAGAAGGCGAAGGATGATCTTTCTGCACTGGGCCTCAAAGTCGATGTGATCAACGCCCAGACAGGGCAGATCAAAGTGACTGCTGATACCGAGCAGGCACTGAAGAACCTCGACACAGTAATGACGTCGACGGCCGATGTTGATCAGCTTCAAGCCGGTGTGAAAATCGATATTGATGATCAGAAGTTCCGGCTTGGTGCAGCAGATGTAAAGACGCTTACCAACGAGCTCGCCGGGCTAGAGGTATCGGCCTCTGCGCAGCTGAAGATTGATGACCTGATCGCCGGCAAGGAAACATCCGTTGCAGAGCTGCGTGCTTTATCTGATGAGATTGCTGATCCTAAAGCGAAGATGGTTCTAGATCAGCTCATCGCTGATAAGGAAGCAGCTTTAGGCCATCTCAATGAGGTGTCTAAGCAGGAGACGAAGCCGAACATTGAGGCTAAGAACGATCAACTCATCGGTGCGGTGAAGGAATCAAAAAGCTGGCTTGACAGCCTCAAAGACCGGGTCATCAAAATCACCGCTCAGAAACTTACCTCCTGGGTTGGCGGTAATGCTGATGGTGGTATTGCAGGTTTCGCCGCCGGCGGCCGCTTGCCGGTCTATGGTCCAGGGACTGATCGTGTTGATGGGATCCTTGGTGTTGGTTCTGATGGGATGCCGGTTGCTCGGGTGGATGCCGGAGAATGGGTCATCAACCGCCGCTCATCTGAGAAATATCACGATGTGCTGGCGCAGATTAACGCCGGCACATTCCCCGCGTTTGCTTCTGGTGGCGTGATCAAATCAGCAGATGAGATCAAGCATGCAATCGCATTCATGGACAAAACCCCGTACAGCATGGGTGGGTGGAACGAACGCGGAGTCGATTGCTCTGGCGGGGTCTCCGGAACTGTCAATGTCGGTATGGGGCTTGATTTTTTCGATTCCCGAATGTCCACGGTTACTGAAGGAGCATGGCTCGATGCGAAGGGAGCACTGCCGGGCCGAGGTGGCCTAGGTGACATCACGATCGGGTGGTGGGATCAAGGCGGTGGAGCTGCTGGGCACACCGCAATGCAGCTGCAGGATGGCACATTTGTGGAATCCGGCGGGAACACTGGTGGCGGGTTTACCATCGGCAAGACGGCAGGTCCGCTAGAAGGAAGAGGCTTTACTGACTGGCGTCATTTCAAAGGTAATGGGGAAGTCAGTGACTCAGAGCGTACAAGTACGATCGGCTCGAATACCCGTGGTGATGCGAACTGGGGATCGGCGAACGAACTGCATTCTCTTGCAGAGCGGTATGTCGGTCTTTATGACCAGGGAGGCTATCTGCCGCATGGTGGGTTGGCTCTAAACCTTTCAGGCAAGCCGGAGCCGGTTTTTACCGCTGGGCAGTGGGCAAAGATGGATCAGTTGCTCGGCCTGATGGGCAAGATAGTGCAGCAAAGCGGTGGCGGCTTGAGCTTCCTTTCCCATTCTCAGCTTGTCATTGACGCAGAGAAAGGCCTTGCTGAGACACGGAAGAATATCGCGGAGGAAGCAGTTGATCTGCGCAAGAAGGAAGAAGCCGCTGCTGATGCGAGAAAGAACCTGACGAAGGCAGAGCGTGATGCCACAGACAAGATTGTGGACAAGGAGCGAGCCTTAGCGAAAGCACGGGAGTCAGGTAAAGCTGACCGGATTGAGAAGGCCGAAAGGGATCTGGCGAAAGCACGGGAGGATGCGCCAGATAAAGCTAAGAAAGCGGCAGAAAACATTGAGAAGACCGAGAAGGATCTCAATGATCTGCGTGATAGATCAACGACTGCGGCAAAGCGGCTCGAAGCAGCTGAACGAACCGTAGTAGCTGCGCGGTTTAAAGCGGCAGCAGACATGGCCACAGGCGTGAGTGAGGCACTGCAGGCTGGTATCGGTCACATCCAGAAGTATTTTTCTGCGATGGGAGATCTCGCGGAAATGGTCGAGAAGACCCGCCAAGAAGTCTCGAAGCTGCAGATGCAGCAGACCACGAACCGTTTACAGCTGATCAAGTCGGTGCAAGATCTCCAAGTAAAAGAGTGGGATCTGCACAGAGCTCGTGCTATGGGCGCGGTGTCTGTCGCCCAGGCAGAAGCAGAGTTGGACAAGGCCCGCCGTCAGCAGGCGAAGCTAGGAGCGACATCGATTGAGGCGATGAGCGGTGCCATGGATAGATTCCGTCGCACCGGCATTTTCTCGATCGAGGAAGTCACAGCGTCTGTGATTGAGAATTCCTCCGCAGTCAGGGCCGCGCAGTGGCAAGTAGAGGCTGCCAGAGCGCAGGCAGCGATTGATGAGCTCGAGGCTGCCCATGCACAAGCAGCCGCCCAGCTGCAGGTGGCTGAGGCAACCCTCGCGCAGAACGCTGCGGCGGAAATGCTCAGACTCAATACTGCTGCGCTGACGGAGCAAGCCCGTGAGCTCTATGGGATGACGGCGAATCAGGCGCGCGGTGCAGCAGCGGGCTTTGGTGGCATCGGGCGCGTCGTCGGTGGGTTAGGAAAAGTCCTAGGTGGAATTCTCAGTGGCCTTGCTGGATTTGCTGTTGGCGGCCCTGTCGGTGCTTTAGCTGGTGCGGGGATGGCCGTGGGCGGTATTTCTGATATTGCTCGTGGCAGCATCGATATCAGAAACAACAAGGGTGAACTCTCTGACGCGTGGAAGGGGATGTCGGTCGGCGACAGGGTGGCCCTTATTGCAGGGTCTGCAGGTGGCGCTGCTCTGTCGATTGGTGGTGGCGCTTTAGCTGGCCATCTTGGCCCTGACGCTGCTGTCGGTGGAGCGAAGCTCGCTGATCAGTGGATGGACGCGACAATTGGCTCTATGGCTTATAGCGTCGAATCAAAGATCGCAGCCATGCAGCGTCGCCAAGCGGACAAACAGTCTGCGCTATCAACCGCAATTGACACGCAAAAGCTCCAGCTGGAGGCGAAAAAGCTCTCCATGCAAACGGAGCACGCCTCGAAGTCAGACGCGCTGAAAGCGCAGCTGGATTACACGCAGCTGCAGAAGCAGCTCGCAGAGGCTTCGACGAAACGGGAAGCGGAAGCTCTCGCGAAGGCTGCTGAAGTTGCAGCGCAGCGTCGCGAGGCAATGCTTGTCTTGGTACAGCGACAAACTGCGCAACAAGACGAGACCAACCGGCAGTTGGCGTTGCTTGTAGAAGCACAGCGAGCAGCGGCGAAAAAAGCTGGAATCAGCACTCGCCCCCTGGAGTTCACACTGCCGGAAGGTGATGCATTCACACGAGGTCAGACGGAGTCGATGATGCGTGAAATCACAGCTGAATATGACCGCCGTATCGCGGCACTTACGCAGATTGATGCGAATCGGTTTGTTGATTCCAGGATCTCATAGAAAGGAGGGAAGCACCTATGGATGGGATCACGAGGGTCTCGTATATGTCCCCGTGGGGAGTCCATTTCGATTTTTCGGAATCTGAGTGGACTGCAGGCCTGAGATATGCGGGGCTTTCCGGGATGAAGTCGAAGGTTCAAGCAAAGACTCTGCAAGCAATCGGCCAACCGGGGCAGATCACAGAGGCGACACAGATTCAGGCAATGGAGGGCGCTATCACCCTTGCACTCGCAGGGGAAAATGGCGGGCCGGTTGATGCAGTTTACCGCAGGGTCTGTGCTGCATTTTCTCAAACCCTCGTCGGGACGCTTTCTGTGGAGACGGGCCTTCACGGCACGATATACACCCAGGTCAAAGCGGCAGCGCCAATACCTGCTCCTAAATCTGACCTGCTCGGTGAGCAGGTGGTTGATTCGGTTGAAATCAGCCTCATCTCAGATGAGGGGGTGTGGTGGACAGAGTGGGTGAGAGGGGAAGGCACGGTTGTTGTCATTAATGATGGTGAGGTTTCAATCCCCATCCGGATTAGATGGAAGGGGAAAGGTGGCCCTGTCATCCTCCCATCAGGTGCAGTATTCACTCTCCCCCCAGTGGCTGACTGGCGAACCCTTGTCCTCGATTCTGAGGAATCCTGTGTCGTCATCAAAGACGACGGCCTCCCAGATTACGAGATTTGGCCAGCGAAGATCGCTGTGACCCCAGAACTAGTTCCGCCGAATCAATCACGAAAATTCATCCTCCCAGCAGGCGCATCCGCTATGTGGAGGATCGCGCTGACAGACCCGTGGAAGGTGATCTAATTGGGATTCGATTGGGAAAATCACAAAAAGCACCGCGACCAGGTGATCGCAGACCAAGGCCAATGGCTGGGACTGCTGGATGAAAACGGCACTCCGATGATGGACCTTCCGCCTGTCATGGAAATGAGAATGCCGGAAGCAACCAATGATCCATCTTCTGGCATGGTCAAACTCCGCGTCCAGTCTGCAAGTGGGATTGTGCATCCGGTTATTCATCAGCTGATTGCTGATGGCCTCGGGAAAACCGATGAAGTCGGTCGGCTCATACCCCTTAATGAAGCCACCCGCTTCATCGCAATCGAACGCGCTGGGATTAGGAGTGTCTTTCGTGTGGAGTTTGCCGTGGCTGAAGGTGGCGCTGGTGCCCCATCAACGCTGGAGGTTCATGGCACGGACATGCTGAAGACTCTGGCACGCTTTCCTGCGATGTCCGGGCCTACAACGTGGACGGGGAAATGGGCGAAATTCACGAGGGATTGGGTCGGGCCTGAGAACGTCGGGGTGAAGTTTGAGAAGCCCCGGGATTTGCAAGACATAAAGATGGTCACGGTAGCGGATGGAACTACAGAACAAGGCCCTGCAGAAGGGACGATCAGAAAGATCATTTCCGATTCACTTGCTGCCGCATGGCGTGCAATAGGGCAGAAAGAACTCCTAGCGGATCCGCCAGTGCAGGTTGATCCGAATCCCAGCGGTAGGAAGTCACAGAATATTCTGATCCGCCCAACAGACCGGTCGATCTGGGAAGAACTTGCGCCGCTGGCTGCTGCAGCTGGAGTCGGTATTTCAGCTGCTATGTGGTGGCCAACAGACCCGCCTATTAAAGGGCTGCAGCTTGAGCAGCCCACGATTGTGGTCAAAGTGGAACAGCGCGAAAAGGCGGTGGGTTCTTATGGGTAGGCCTTTACTTGTAGCTGACGGTGGGACGATGACCGTCGGGCGTCGGCAAGCAACCTACGTTTATGGGTCATTTGAGGTTCGGCTTCCAGAGGGGAAAGAACAGGCAGATGTTGAAAAGCGGCTGCAAAATGGCTACATTTATCGCCCTGATGAACCTGCAAGGGGACGTTTCGACGTCGCTTTTGTCAGGGCTGATGCGACGGTAGATCTGCCGGCTCAAACCTCAGATTTGGAAACGCAGATTGAGGCTGCTCAGCGTCGAACCGAGGGCGATATCTTTTTCGAGCGGGACATAACAGATTCTGGAACTGGTCGGTACCGGCCTGGAATTGATCTCAAGCGCGGAGATATCGTCGACGTGCTGATCTGGGGGAGGATTCTACCGCTCCCGATCACACGGTGGGAGATGATCTCCGATGGCACCGCATCGATCGGATGGCGATGGCACGTCGGCGGAGTAATGATAGAAGATGCCGAAGCACTGAGAAACCATAATGACCAGCTGCTGCAACAGATAGCGCAGGAAAAACGACAGATGGCTAAAACGGTAACTGCCGTGTCTGATCGCGCAGACTCAGCGGCTCGTGCGGCCAATGAGGCGTCGAATGCTGCAGGTGATGCTCAATCAACAGCTAATTCGGCGCAGGAGACTGCGGAGGATGCACTGGAGAAGTGGCGGCAGCAAAAAGATGAGCTTGATGCTCTCCAAACCCGGCAGATCAAAGAGCTTGATGCTCAGAATGAAGCTTTGCGCAGGCTCGGGGTCCTTCAAGAACCGCTTGCTGGGTCGATCAGTGACTATGACGCGCTGATATTGGGGCCGGTGAAGATTACTTATCCTGCTCGGAACAAAATTGATTTTGAGTTTCTATCAGGGCAGAAGTTTGTTTCTGGTGCATCGGTGTTGGTGAATGCTCGCGTGAATGCGATTTCGCAGTACACGCACAGCTTCCCGATTAGATTAACGGCGTCTCGACCGAAAGCGTCTGGGGCGGTTGGGTGGGCAGAAAACTATTCGTCTGCGTCGATTCTGGTTATTCCAACTGCTGATTTTTCAGCGATCCTAGCGGAGGAAAGAGCAAAGCGAGACCTTACCTAATGAAAACGCTGTATAAGGGAAGACCACCGTAGTGGCCCTGCGCAGAACAAAAAACCAGCAGCCGGCATGCAAATAGCATGTCGGCTTTTCATCTGAGAGAGGAAAACACACTATGAGAGCTAAAGAAATTACAGGGAAGCTTGAAACTATTACCGATGAACCCTCAACGGTTCGTGCGGTCTACCTTCGTCCACCGTCGACTCGAGTCAGCACAACCGGGCTTATCGTTGATGAGCTCGTCCGTATCCCTGTGGATGATAATGGGAATTTCGTAAAAAAATCGCATATGGCGCTGGAATTTTAGTTCTTGTTGGCGAAGGTGGCCTTCACCGGGAGGCCATACCGATCTTGGTGCATGAGGGAACAGAAACGATTCGGCAGGCGGTTGAGGATGCGAAAGATTTCACCCCTGAGCTTAAAGACCGGCTAGCGGAGATCGCAGCTGCAACGACGATTGCTGCAGCCCAAATCGCTGAGGATCGAAAACTAGCAGAAGATAGCGCGACTCGCGCTGAAAACGCAGCAGCCACAGCAGCCGTGAGTGCCACTGAGGCGGTCTCTAGAAACCTCCAAGAAATAGCAGATCGCGTAGACGCTGCGTCTAAGAAAACAAAAGAGGACGCAAACACAGTAACTAGCGCTGTGACTGCAGCCCAAGATGCTCAGCGGCAGGCGTCCTCGGCTGCAGAAAGCGCGGAATCCTCAGCGAAAGCAGCTCAAGAAGCTGCCCGTGCGGTAAAAGATCTTCCAAGCACCACAGAGTGGGTAGGAGATCGGCTGGTTGTTGGTGGAGTGCAGTCGCCACCACTAACCGGGCCTGCGGGTGCTCCGGGACCGGAAGGAAAACCGGGGACGGTGAGCTTTGATGAGCTCACAGAGGAACAGCGTGCACAGCTGATGCCGAAAAATCCGAATCTTATCGTTGATGATGCGACTGCTCGAAAGAAAAAAGAGTACCGAAACTATGGACCTCGTAAAGGGCTTGTCGACGTTCCTGATCATCCTCCCGCGGTGGACTCGCAGCCGGGTAAAGGTGCGGTTGCGATTGCTTCAGGGGCTGAAGTCGATGGTATAGGTGCTGTTGCGATTGGTTACAAAGCTAAAAGCACTGGCGATCAAGCGGTCACTGTGGGTGAGAATGCTTCTGCAGCTGGTCACGCGTCGGTAGCCGTAGGAGGGGCTTCAGTAGCCGCTGAGCAAGCAGTGTCAGTAGGGGAAAAGGCCCGTGCTGGAGAGTTGAGCACGGCAATCGGCCCGGGTACGGCTGCTCAGGGGAATAGATGTGCTGCAGTGGGAGCGTACGCGGGTGCGCAGGGGGATCGGTCTTTAGCGGTGGGGCATACAGCCTTCGCCAATGGGACTCGAGCTACTGCAATCGGTGAGGGTGTTTCGGCTGAAGGCGATGATTTGATCGTTATCGGCACAGGTAAAGATACGGTGAAAATCTCAGGATCCTTAGAGGCTAAGGTGATTACCTCACTTCTTGCGGAGATAGAAGAGCTGAAGGCGCGAGTTATGAAGCTTGAGAGTGCATAGGACGCTTATATCGGGCTATTTCCGAAATGCCATTACGCACCCTACGGGGTGCATTTTTTATGCCCAAAAGGAGGGAAGATGGATGCTAAAACGCTTGCTGAGGTGATGGGCGGAAACGCGGATTATGCACGGTTTGCTGTGCCTTTCACAGAAGCGATGGAAGCCGCAGGGTGTAACACGGTGCGCCGTGCTGCGATGTTTTGCGCGCAGATCGGGCATGAGTCCGCAGGTCTGCGCTATATGGAAGAGCTTGCCCGCGGGGAGGCCTACGAGGGCCGATCAGATTTAGGGAATACGCGGCCCGGCGATGGGAAGCGGTTTAAAGGATCGGGGCCTATTCAGCTCACGGGTAGGAATAATTTCCGCGCGTTTACGAGGTGGGCGCACTCGCGGGGTCTCACGGATATTGATTTTGAGCAGCGCCCGGAGCTGGTGCGCGAAGACCCCCGCTGGGGGTTCCTAGCCGCTACCTGGTATTGGACGGTGGCACGCCCCCAAATCAACGCCATGTGCGACGCAGGCGATTTAAACGGCGTCACCAGGGCGATTAATGGCGGGCTGAATGGGTTCCAAGATCGAAAAGAAAGGTACGAGCGCGCCCTACGCATCGGGCAGCGGCTTATCAACAAAGAGCAAAACGAGAGGAAAGTGATGGAAAAAGTTCTTGATTATCCACGGGATCAAGTCACCCAAGATACGTTTTATAACTGCGGCCCGGCATCATGCCAGACGGTCATCAGGGCAGCTACTGGGAGGCTGGTAGCAGAAAGTACCCTGGGGAAAGCTCTGCGTACCACCACCAATGGCACGGATTATATTGGGCAATTCCCGGCTGTTCTGAATCGGGAAATCCCTGGTGCCACGTATCGTCACCGTGACGTAACGTCATACCCGGATGTGCCGCTAAAAGATGTGATCTGGGGTGAGATCACTCGAAGCGTTAACGCAGGCCATGGCGTTGTGGCCAATATTGTGGCCCCACCAAGCAATTACCCCAAGGCGGTGGCACCTTCTACTATTTCTCCGCAATATGCAGGTGGGACGGTGTATCACTATATCGCGGTGATGGGGGTAAGCGATGAGGGGGGTAGGCGATTGTGGATTGCCGATTCCGGTTTTTCCCCTTATGGCTATTGGCTAAGTTTTGATCAATTCTGCACGCTCATCGTGCCTAAAGGCTATGCGTATTCGGTTGCAGCACCACTGGAATCTGTTCATAAAAAGAAAGAAGAAAATCCTATGATCGCATCTTTGATTAATCCTGCGAAGTGTTTTGCGCAGTCCACGCTGATCAGCATTGTGGATGCCACGTGTTGGCAGCTGCTGGTTTTGGTGAAGGCGATGGCGAAGCAGCAGGGTCTTGATCCTGATCGGCTTCTTGATGAGGCCATCAACAACGAACGAAAGGCAAAATAATGAGTAATAAGAATGATATTCGCGATGCGATTGCGGCCGCTTTGGCAACGCAGCCGTGGTTTATGCGCCGCAAGGATACACTGGCGGCGGTTGCTGGCTGGGTTTTACAGGTGGGCAATTTCGCCACCGGCATGGCAGTTGGTGCCCCAATGTGGGTGAGCTTCCTCATTGCTGCGGTGATCGGCATCGCGCAGATCATCATCCACGCCGGAACCCCCGGGGCTATCACACCATCGATGGGGAAGCGACTTACCGCTGTGGCCCCGGTGACCCCGGTTTTTGATTTGGAGGCTGTGCGTGAGCAGCTCTCCACAAGCACGCAGGGGTGATACCCATGCCTATTGAAAGGTTGCCCACCTCGGTCCAACCGACTGCCCGCCGTGTGCGGGCTTTTTTGATGACCGATTCCACGGCGATCATCATCCTTGGCATTGGGATCCTAGCCCGGGGGCTTTCCTATTTGCCGATCGTGCTTGGGCCTCCACCCTCGAAAGGTGCTCACCCAGCTGAGGGCCTTTTACCCATAGAAGCATGGGGATTGGTGTGGGTCATCGTTGGGATTTTGTGCCTGCTCGCAGCTTTCACAAAGCAGCAAGTCCTTGAAGTTTTGGCGCTTTGTGCAGGTGTTGCTTTGGATTGCTTGTGGGGATTCTCCTTCATTCAGGGTGCGATCATTGCAGGCCAAGGGTCGCGGTTGTGGGTGTCTTCCATCGGGTATTTCTCGATTGTGGCGCTTGTGATGTGGGCTGTGTGGCGTGGCAAGCGCGGAGATATTCCGCTGAGCGAGGATGAGAAGGGCAGGGGCGCATGAGTGATGTCATTTCTCTAATCACCGCGATTGGGCTTCTTGTCACCGCGCTGGGTTCTTATCTTGCTGGCCGTGCGAAGGTTCGCTCTGACACGGCGGCGGCTAAGGGCGATCGGATTGATTCACTTGAAAGCCGCATGGATGCGATGCGCAAAGATTTTGATTCCGAAGTCAAGCAGCGCCGCAAGGCGGAGCTTGATAAACACAACCTGCGCTTGGCGTTGGTCACCGCGATTGGTTATTTGGATCGGTTTATTAAGTGGGCGGATGGTGGTGCGAAGCCGCCGCGCCCGGAGGCTGATCTTGAAGAAATCCGCTCTTTACTGGACGCGGATCAGGATTTTTAAAAAAAGGTTCCCCCTGTTGGCCACCATGGCTGGCAGGGGGTCTTTTTTGTTTAGGAGAGGCGGACTTCGCGCTGGTGGAGGTCGATGTTGCGGTAATCTTCGCCGAGGTTTCTGCGATAGGTTTCGCGCATCCGGCGCTGGAGGCCTGGGCGGGGGCCGCCGTCGAATGCTTCGACTTCTTTTCCTGCCATGGTGTAGCTGTATTCGACGAGGTCGCGGGAGTTTTCTGCTGCGATTGCGGTGTGTCCGTCGATGATTGCCCACCAGTTTCGGGTCCATCCGGTGGATCCCATGGCACGGTTGAAGGTGTTGAAGTCGAATCCGCATTTCATGAGTTCGGGGGTGATGGTGATGTGTGCAGCTTTCATGGCTTTAGCCTTTCGGTGGTGGTGTCTGTCTTGCTTACAGGACTGAGTTTATGACACCCCGCAAAAAAAGCGCAAGCACATTTCCACTATTGTGACGGTTATTACATTAACTTACAAACTGCAAGGACTCAGCTACTATCACAGATGTGACCTTTTCTCCGTGATAGCGGAGGTAGTTCTTGCTAAATTTTCGGTCAAAGAACCAGGTCACACCACGAATTCCCCGCATGCGCGGGGGCAGGGCAAGCCACACACCGGGGCCTGCCCTTTTCCCATGCAAAAGGAACCCCATGCGCCTCTACCACACCACCATCCCCGTGCCCGAGAAGCTTCTTCCCTCTTCTGGAAATCGCCTCGTGATGAGCCTTTTCGGCAAAAAGCAAGGCAATCTCCGCTCGCAGCTCAAAATCCTCTACCGCCTCGAAGAAGATACCGATAGCTTCCTGATCCAATCACTCGCACCACCCCGCCTACCCATCCCTGGGATGGGAGTGAAAGAAGTCGATATCACCACCCCACCAGCAGGAACTGAAGTGGAATTCCGCTTCACCATCAACCCCGTGCGCCGTCTCACAAACCAAGTCACAGGAAAAATCACACAAAGACAATGCTCAGACACGCCGCGCTCGGGGGATGAATTCGACAGTGAAGCGATGGATTTCGCACGGGAAAAACTCTCCCAATTCTTTGCCTCAGAAAGCATCGAGATTGACTACCGCCGCCGCAGGCAGGTGCAAGGAACCATCCTGACCTGGCTCGACACAGTGGAGGGCCTTGCCGTGGTGTCAGACCCTGAAGCGCTACAGCACGCGCTCATTGAGGGGGTGGGGCGCTCCAAATCTTTCGGCAGCGGACTCCTCACCATCGACGCGATCGATTAGGGCTTCCTGGAATACCAGGCTCGATCGGGGTCTTTCTCCAGGACCGCGCCCACCGCACGATTGCCTAGATCCGCTGCTTCCATGATCCGCGCCCGGGGGGTATTGGCGTGCGCGGCCTGCCAGATCAACCGATCCCGCACCTGCAAAACCTCCTCAGCCTCCAGGCGCACGGCGGCGATAGCCGCCGCATTCTCCTCAATCTTCTTCAGGCTTTCATTCACCTTTTTCCTTCTTCCTTTTCGATCGAATCAGGCGCAGGGTCGCGGTGCTGAAGCCCGCTGCTGCGGCAATCTCCTTTTTCTTGATCTTCACCTTCACCGCTTCCTCGATCAGCTCGGCTCGCTCTTCCGTGAGCGCAGCCTCACGCGCTTTGAGCGCTTTGAGTTTCTGTGCTGCTGCCTCGATGCCTTTCAGGGCCTGTATATCCATCGCCTTGATTCTCCTTTTTCCTACAAAACCTACAAGCTTCCCACTTACTTCCCTCCGTGTTAAGTAGGTGGGAAGTAAGTGGGAAGCTGTGATAGTTAGAGCGTTTCAATGAGTTCCTGAAGCGCCTCAATGACTTCTTCCGGGGTTTCTGCAGTGATGAAGCGGTGGGTGATCTCTTCTTCATCTTCCCAGTCATCTGGGCTGAAGAAGTTTGAGGTGTTCCGCTCACCCTTGAAGCCGATCTTGAAGTGATGGGCGATGATGTGCCCGTTTGACTCCGCGTCGTCGAAGTCGTTCCTGAGGTAGTCTGCGATGTCTGCTTTCACATCGGGGTGGGTGAAATATTCACCGATTTTGATCATGTGTTCTTCGGTGAAAACCGGGACGTAGCCCTTGTAGGTGACGCGGGGGAGGTATTTCACATCGCGGCCGGTGTGTAGCTCATAAAGCTTGGTAGCTTCTTCGCGGAGGGTGTCATCGTTGCGGAGGTCGTTGGCGATCTGCTGCAGCGCCCAGATTGGGAGGCCGATGACTTGGCTGTGGTGTCCGAGGGTGGCGCGGTCTTGCTCGAAGCGGGGGAGGACTTTCAGGGCCTCCGCCTCGGTGCGGAACCAGTTGCGGTCGAAGTCGCCGTAGCGGGCTGGGAGGTTTCCGTTCGCGTCGATGAGGCGGTAGTTCTCGTAACGGTAGGTCATTTTCTTGCCTTTCGGTGGTGGTGTCTGTATTGCTTACATGCTTTAGTTTATGACACCTCACAAAAAAGCGCAAGCGCATTTCCACTATTGTGATGTGAATTACTTCGAGAATGTTTGCCACCCCCTCCATCTAAAGCTGCAATCCCACGACAATTCCACGACAAAAGACCCTAAAAGGGCTCAAAAGGGCTAAAAAGATAACAAAAGAACAAAACGCAAAAAGATACTCTTACCTGTAGAAATGCAGGTAGAAGCAGTGAATAAAAAGCGCCCGCGCCGGGTTCAAGTCCCATCTCCAGCTCAAAATAAAAATTCCCCCTTAGTTGGACTGAGAAGGCAGATGCCAACTAAGGGGGAATTTTGGCATGTGGGTGGGGTGCAGGTTCAGGCCGCAGGGCTGTCTATATTCGTCGAAATATCCGATGTACATTTTTCCTCTTGAATGCACGAAAGCTCGTGTTTTCACACGAGCCTCGGAAGTGGAGCACCGCAGTGCGTCCGGTCCAAGCATATCGTGTGGGATGGGGACAGGTCAATGGGGAGAGTTTTGTTTTATCGTGCTGTGTAGTGGTTGGTTTTTCTTGTGTGGGAAGCGTTCGGTCTGACCAAGAAGTTTCCTCCCGTGGTTCGTTGTGAGATGTTGTCGTTAGCATAGGAAGTGCTTTCAACGCTCGGGTGTGTGTGGGGGTGCCACGTTACTGGCTGGTGATTTATTAATCGTGGAGTCGAGATTGCTGATGAGAGGCGTTGATTGCAGCACCATAAGTTCTTTTAGCTGCATGCTTCGGGGCGTTGGTTTCTGCATGGACGCATGATCAAATCGATGCGGTTAAAAGGGAGAAATAAGGGCTATAACGATATGAAACGTCGTGCAGCTCTGGTCGGCAGATGTCGGGATTGATGGTGAAATTTCCTGCGAGTGGCTGAGGCGTCTTTCCCAAGTATTGAAGGAATTCCGCGAGATGACTTATGAAGTCTGCTGTCTCGCTTTGCGGGGTTTAACCCTAAACTGAGGGTATCCAATGGCATGCTCTGTGATTTAACTTAGAAAAAAATAGGCTTATTGCTAATAAATTGGTATGTTTTGCTGGTGCTGACATCGCGGTAGGGCGATGTTGTGCCGTGCAGTTTCTTGCCCCTTACTGGGATAAAAGGTTTATGGTCCAGTGTTTCGGGAAGGGGTGGGGGTAAGGCTGTTGCGGACTGTAAAGCAATTACATGCCAAACCTTGTGGGCTTGGCTTAATACTTCTTAAGTAGATTGGAATAAAGAGGATGTACCTGAAGGTTCCTTTCATGCCGCTCTCTCCCTACGCCGCAGCGTTGAGGGTTCTGGTCGCAACCTTGGCCGTTGTATTAGTGGCCGTGTTAGGCACAGCGGTTCCTACTGCGACAGCGCAGGAACGATGCGCCGCTCACTATACGGAGCTCAAGTGGAAAGAGGGGAGTCTTTCCACTGTAGATAACACGTTGAACGAGGATGGTATCGGTCAAGCTGATATAGAATTCAAGTGGTCTTTGGTTGAAGGCGCAAAGGTCGGGGATCAATTCAAAGTCACGTTGCCTGATCAGTTGATGGCTGTGGGAACAAGCGAAACACAGCTCAAGGATGATTCTGGGAACCATATAGCAACGGCCGCTATTGACGCTGGCGGAAAAGAAGTTGTGTTCACTTTGACTGATGACGCGGAAAAGCACCCCTCTGCTAGCGGTTCTGCGCATTTTTCCGTTGAGCGAGACCGTAACGTGAGCGGATCGGGAAGCGAGGAACCCGCAGAATCCTTGACCTTTGGTGGCTGCGGTAGTGGTGTTGTGCAAGGGGTGCATATCTCTGATGGGCAGAGAAAAAACAATGCTGCTCTCTTGCCTGCGGGAAAGTCGGAAGCTGCGCGCACGCATGATGCCGGTGAAGTTGGACGTATTTCTCTGACTAAGAAGATTGGTGGTTTAGGATCGGCGTTTTCAGGGGGTTCGTCTCAGAATCCTCGTGAGTTTGATGTTGAAGCTTCTTGGACAGATGAAAAAGGAGTGAAGCAGACCCGTGAGATAAAGATCAGTGAAGGAAAAATCACCGAGTTGGAGCCGATACCGGTTGGCACTGAGCTCTTCCTTCGGGAAAACAAGCCTAAGAACACCGCGTTGACTACATGGTCTACCCCTGGTTTTAGTACCACTAATCGTGCAGTGGAATTGAAAGATAATGGGGACGGGACTGCATCTTTGCTCGTCTCCACTCGTACGGTCAAAGAAGCCGCATTGATTGAAGTCCACAACACTGCAAATATTCCGTGGTGGTGGATCTTGGTGCCTACTTTGCCGCTCTTCATCCCACCATTGTTGTCGTCGGGCTCGTCGTCTAGCTCCATGCCCGTGGCTCCGGTTACGTCGACTCCGCAACCAGCCCCAACGAAAGCACCTGTTGCAAAGGTGGAAAACAAGAAACCGAAGAAGCAGCTGGCTAAAACTGGTGCTGAGGTGGGCACGGTTATGTTACTAGGCGTGTTGGTGGCCCTCGCTGGATTAGCTTTGGTGATCGCCCGCCGTCGTAGCTAG